TTTTATTTTTATTTTTTTTATTTTTATTTTTTTTATTTTATTTTTATTTTTTTTATTTTTTTTTTTTTTTTTTTTTTTTTTTTTTTTTTTTTTTTTTTTTTTTTTTTTTTTTTTTTTTTTTTTTATTTTTTTTTTTTTATTTTTATTTTTTTTATTTTATTTTTTTTATAATTTTTTTATTTTATTTTTTTTATAATTTTTTTTTAAAAAATTAACACCATATCTCATTAGCTAAATCGCACATTTTCATATTTTTATTAAATACATAAATAAAACATGTTAGCTTAATAAGACCGATAATGAATATTATTTTATTAAGTCCAATACTTAATGTTAAATTTCTTGATTTTTCAGCATGATATATTATTAGACCTATCATCATTAAAAATATCACTTCTATTAAAATAAACACATACAATTTCATTATACATATTATTTTTATATTATTTTTATAAATTTTTCTAAAAAAATTTATAAAAATAATATAAAAATAATATAAAAATAATATAAAAATAATATATTAATTGTTACCTAAAAACCATCTCATTGATAAGTATGGTGGGAAAATACTTAATGTTTGGTCTGAAGACATATTAGGACCAGAAGCAATAATATCTTGAATTTCCGTTGTTGTAATAGAGCGATTATAATATCGAAGTGCTGATATTAAACCACTAAATCCGCCACCCTGATTTACATATACATTACCATAATTTTGTTTTGGAACGGAAGATAATTCATGCCTTGCGACAATTGTTCCGTTAATGTATATATCTAAATTTCTATTTTCAAGTCTTAAAATTAAATTAATCCATTTATGAATTGGGATATCTGGAACTACAACTTCTTCTTTAGGTTCATCAAACGTATTCATCACAATTATTAATTTATTTTCCGTCTCATGTAAATAAACACCAGGTGAATTGTTAGGATATGCCATTCCTCTCATAGCGTCATCTGTAGAATTTATACCTTGACTACCCTTATGAAAAATATGTTTTTTTTCACCGGGTCTAAAAGAATGGAAATTATCATCTTCAATCATTAACCAAGTAGAATATGTAAATTCTATACCACCATCTTGATTATCTGACCTTAATATTGGTTTTGAACCTGATAATTTCGGGTCTTGTGAAATAACGATACTTTTTTTACCATTAATAATACCATCTATTAATATGGGATTCTTTACAGGTCCAAATAAACTATGTAAAACAACCACCATCATTCTTAATAAAAATATGAATAAAATTAATACTAACAATATAAAAACTACTTTCGCTACCAATGAGTTTGATTCTAAAAAATCTTTTGAACCCGAAACAATTTTATTATTCCTAAATTGTGCGAATATACCCTGTGGCTTTGGCTCAACTAAATCACTTGCTGCATCTGCCATTTGACTTAAAGGATTAGATATATTTGATGATATTTTTTCCACACTTTCCATATCTATATATTATATATTATGATAATATTTAGATATTTAAATTTCTAAACTGCCGACTTCTTCATTATCTTTTATGTAAGAAAATCTTAATTTATATTTATTAAATAGATTGCCAAGTAAACTTCCGGAATAACCTTCCCTATATAATTCATACACCTCCCTTGGATTTAATGCTCTCGAATAATACCTAACCTTCGCAATAAAACCGGCGAAACCGGCTTCACCACCAACAGTATTTGGTGGACAAATATTAATATTTGTTAGACCATCTATTTTCGGAACACCTTCCAATAAACAAGTTTTAACTAATTTACCATCAATATAAGTATCTAAAGCGCGATTATTAACAGTTACCGTTATATGTGTCCATTTTTGTAAAGGAATGTTTGAAACACGGCATTGTGTATTTGCTTTTGTTTGAGATGTCGATGAAGCTCCAACATCGCTATAAACATGCATATTTATAATTAAATCATTTGACGATGATGCTAATTTTATCTCTGGGAATAACTCATTGCGAAGATTTTTTCTTTGAACAATTATTTTATTCTTTCCCATTTTATAATTCCAATCACTCACATAAACACACATAGTATATGTAAAATCAGTTGATTCTGCATTTCCTGTTATTTGAGTATAACTTTTTATGACACTTGTATTTGCTTTACCCATTGTTAACAAACTGGTTCTTGTTGGGTCAGTAAAAAAATATCTATAAAGCCATATTATAACAAGAAAAATAATAATTCCAATAATAATTGTTTTGAATTCCATATGTATATTATTATATTAGAAATTTTCTAAATAAGCGGTGGATTTTTATTTTTTAAATATTCGTAATTTGATTTTATTTTTGATTTCGAAATATAGGATGGATAATAAATGACATTGCAAATTCCACCACTAATACCGTTATCTTGTCCAGCAGTCATGGCATTAAATGTTTTGAATGGAACAATTCTACCTTCGCTACCAACAAGTTCTCCATCTAAAAATACATCAACTGTTCCACCAACATAATTAACAACGATATTATGCCATTTTTGTAATTTAAAATTATCTTGCACAAATATAGTTTTCAAAAAATTCTTTTCATTTCTTGTTGGTCGTCCTTTCATTTTTTTAGATTTTATAATTAATCTATTTTTTTTTGAATCATATCCAATAACGGGTTCCTCATTGTAATTTAAAATTTCTGTAAATTCATTATAAGAATTTTTAAAATTTGGTGATTGTGCGTGTACATATAACCAACACGAGATGGAATAATTATATTTATAAGTTTCAGGTCTAATTTCCTTGAAATCTTTATGATCTGCTAAATAAGTTTTTTGTCTAAAGTATACTGGGTCGTTCAAAAGAATTAAACCTTTTTCAAAAACATTATTTGCATCGCTTTTCATTAATTCTAAATTCTTTATTTCTTCTTCCGTTTCTTTTATCGTATTGTTAAATAATATTATTTGTTTTGTATTATATTGAATATGCTTTATAATATTTTCATATTCTTCTAAACACTTTCTTGACTCATATGCATCCATAAGTGCCTCACATTCTTCCCTGTTTTTAAAACCATAGGCATTCAAAAGTCTTTCTAATTTATATATATTTTCCGGATTATCTAAATTCTTTTTTATGATTGTTTCCCATGCGGTTTCTGTTAATTTACTTTTTATCATGGTTAAGCTGGATAATTGCCCGGGACCATTTTCATATAATTTTTTGGAAAATTTTATAGCTTGGTTAAGTTTATCTGTCATAACTGAAAAAACATTGGTATCTCTATCATAGTTATCTTCCAATTGTGTTTCATGTCTCTTTTTTATTTCTTTTTCTATTTGTTCATATTGATATGAGGTGACTAAAGCTTTTAATTCTTTCAAATTTTTCGGTGCTTCTTTAAATATTAATGGTGTTATTCCATCATAACCTAAAAAGTTTTCATTCCATTCTTTATTTTTATCTACACTGGTCTCTCCTTTTATTTCATCTTTCCTTGACCATTTGCATTTTGCTTTTTGTTTATCACTTGAGAATTCAGGTTTATGATTTGTCTTTGTTTCTATAGATTTCCATGTAATATTTTTTGTTTTTACATTCAAGTCACCCAACATTTCTATTTCTCCACCTGTTTTTTTTATGCAAAATTCATCCAGGTTTGTGTTTATTAAGAATTTTATATCAACAGGAACGAGTGTTGGGTGGGGTTTTTCTTTTGTTACAGACATATCTGAATTAATTTTTATAATTTCAACTTCACTATTCATTGGGTCAAAATTTTTAATAATAACTATCTTATTTTTGAGTCGAATATTTTTATTTTTTAATTCTTCTATTTTAAAAGCTATTTTATTTTTTTTATCTCTATCTCCAAGAATTCTTATATATCCTGCTTTCGCAAATAAAGGCATTATAAGCACTCCCATAATAATAACAATTTCTGCTATTAAAATTCCATAAACTACTTTTGGAGTTCTTTTCAATTCAAAATATAAGAAATTTACTAAATCAAGAAATAAACAGGGTAATAAAAATATAAAATTATATATTACTTGAATAATTGGACTTTTGACATATTCCCTAATTCTTTCTTTAAACATTACCAAAACCGACGCCAAAATTATTATAACACTTAATGTTATTAACAGTGTCGATAAAAATTTAGGTGCTGCATCGGTTGTTGCTGCATAATATAATAATCCAGCAAACATTGCTAGCGCAACACTAACAAAAATAGATAAATATACGTAATAAACTGTTTTCTCTGTGATTTTACTATTTAATTCTTCTGGTGTGGCAGTTTTCACATCTTTATTATGATTGTTTACTAATAATGACATAAATATACAAAATCCAATAAACAATGCTATACCACCTATAGTTAAAGGATAATTCTTTGTAATCTTTCCACCTGTATTTCTTTGTTTATACTGCACGTTTCTTTTGATACCATGCCATTTATTTGGTGCAAAAAAGTTCATAATTGGGTTTAAAATATATAAAAATCCATTAATACCTTTGTCTTTCGCGGATGTTAAATAATTACTGTTATATAATAAAAACATTAGTAAAATGAAAGACCCACCACCAAACATCAAAATAGTGTCTAATCTAATATGCTTCCAACTTTTATCACCCTGTGGTGCATCGTTGGCACTGGGCCAAAATTGTTTTACAAATTTATTTAAAACATCTTTTACTCTAAAAAATCTATTGAAAAATGCATTAAAATAACCAGATAAACCTTCAGGTGTTTGCATTATTCTTAAAATTTTTACACCAAAAAATCCTATCATCAATACAAGTAAAACTATTATTGGAAAATATACTATTATTGGTAATACATAATTTGCTATTTTAACAGATGAATCTGTTTCAACATTTTCTGTCATTAATATATTTTAATGATATTAAATTTTATAAAATTATTAAATTTTAATTAATATTATTAAATTTTATTAAATTTTATTAAATTTTAATTAATATTATTAAATTTTATAAAATTTTAATTAATATTATTAAATTTTATAAAATTTTAATTAATATTATTTTGTAGACTTTTTTTTCGATGACAATTTGGACATAATGCTGCTAAATTAGATACGTGATTTGAACCACCAAACTGTAGTTCTATTTTATGGTCAACCTCAAATGTGGCATCTAGCATACTATTGCACATGTCACATTTCCATTGTTGTTGAGCTGCTACATATTTCTTTTTACTTTCACTGACACATCTTTTATGTTTTTCGCCGCCGTTTTGGCCCGAATTCATCATTCTTCGCATTTGCGGTGTATTATAATTTGGATTATTTGATAAATGTGGTAAAACATTTGGATTGGGTTTAAAAGTATTAAATTTCTCTTTAATACTTGTGAAATCCATTATAGGTGTCAGCAAATCACTCGTATTCTTATCAATAGGCATATATTTTATTAAACTATTGGCATGAATTAACATGTTTTGTGACTCGTTTGGGTGTTTTTTCATAAACATATAAATAGATAATCCAATGAAACCATACATAATCATTTTGTAATATTTTTTTCCTAATATTAAATAGTCAGTATATTTTCCTTCATAATAAGTATTAGCTACAAAAAATATTGTTATTAATATTACCCATTTTCTTATATGCATATAAAATAATTAAATATTAGTTTTTTTTTGTTTTATTTTTTTTTCAAATTGTTTTTTCGTTTTATTTTTTTTGTTTTCTTTGTTTTCTTTTTTGTTTTTTTTTCTTGTATTAATTTT